GTAATCTTGTCGTTCTTAGCTATTGCCTGGTCGTATTTGGTTAGCATTAATGCGTCTGCTTGCTCGAACTCACCAGCGTGTTCCAAGAACCATTTTGTGTTTTTCTTAACTATAAAAACCTTAATCGTTGCACCTTTGCCGTCTGTTAAGGTTTCGTCCGCATATGTATTGCTTATTGTCTTAGTAACGGGTGTTCTTGTGACATTTACACCAACACCATTTATTGCTATATTCTCAAAGTTTTTTCTCATTAATTTATAAACTTCTAAACTCATTATATTTCCCCTTATGTACTAACTTGTGGCATTTTTCACACAAAGTTATTCCGTTGTTAATATCCCATAACTCTTTACATTTCAATGCTTGTTCAAATTTATCAATTTTATTTTTATTTAATATGCTAATGAAGTGCGTAATGTGGTGGGCTACTATTTTATCCCCTCGTTTTTTGCATAATTGACAAGTGTAATCATCCCTTTCAAATATCGATTTTCTCCAGTTCTCATATGTTCCTGTTGCTCTTAATCTCGTTCTTAATGTTTTTTTTCCATTACTATTTCTTAGGCGCGCTAAACTAATTTTTAATTTAGTTTCTATGCTGCGTTCTCCTGTTGAATATGTTCCTTTCTTTCCTTTGTTCCAAGTTATAAGCCCTTTTTTAAATGAGGTTTTATTTGGTTTCATAACCCCGATTAACCCCTTATTCCAAGGAATTCTCCCCTTCATTCTTTCTGAATGTTCTGGGTTTTTTCTGCCTGTTAATGTTTTACTAATTTTATCTCTTGTTTCTTTTGATATAGTCATAGGATTTTTAACAAGATATTTCTTTAAGGATTCGCTAATTTTCTTTTTAGTTTCTTCACTCGCTCTCCGTTCTCTTAATCCTTTTTTTCTATAACACTCTACACTACAATATTTTTTATTTTCAAAACACTTTGGAACTCTAAATTCTTTATTACAATTTAAACATTTTTTTATCATATAATCCCTCTATATATTTCTATATAGAAGTTAATATAAACCTAACCTATCGCTCACGCCATATATACATATTTCCCCAGATATTCTTTTTTAAACTGCTCTAATTCCTTTGTTAATGCATCAACGGGCCCTGATTTTATATTTTGATAGGCTTGCCCTATACTCAAACTCATTTCTGGAAGTGACCAAGTACTTGCGTCATCGTAAGTTCCACCCATCTGGTATGCTAATGCTTGTAAACTTGCTATAAGACAAGTCGCTCGTTTAATAACTCTATTAATATCAATCTTGTTCCTTTTAAACTCTGGTAGAACGCCCCAGTGATAGGTAATCTCTACTTGTTTTCTGTAAGTGTTCTGTATCGGTTTTGTGAAGTATGCAACTGCTGAAGTGTCTTTTAAAACAATCTTTCCTGTATTATTATAAACAACATAATCATCTGCGTCTATCTCTGTGCCTTCAATTTCTATCTTATCGACTTGCACAATTGGATAGTCCCTTAATAAAATCTCATAACCACCAGAACCATCAATAGTTAATGTTTCTTTGTTTAAATAAGTTATAATATACTTACTTGTAGTATCAGGGGTTGTTGTCCAAGTCGCTACTGTTACACTATTTGTTGTGTTAGCAGTTATTTCTCTTATCTGTCCTTTACCTGTGCCTGAATAAATATAAATTGCATAACCAATATATTCATCTTCCACCCAAGCCGTTGCACCTGTTTTACTTGTATCTGTAAGGGTTGTGCTTGTTGCTGATGTTACTGATCCACTATCAATATTAGGATAATAAGTTGTATAGGTTAGTCTGTCAATCTCGTCCTCTGCAAACTCTATCGCCTGTTCAATTACTGCATCAGATATAATATCTGTGTCTGAAACACCTAAAGTGTTTCTAACTTCGGTAACTGAACAATACATATCATTTCACTTTCTCTAGCTTTACTTTTGTAACCTTTTGCTCTTTTGGTTCTGTTTTCTTTTCTTCTTTTGGTTCTTCCCAGTCATCTGGCTTCCATAATGGGTTTCCTCTATCATCTCTACCTATTAATTTCATAAAATCACCCCTTATATAAAATAAAAAAGGGAATTAAATCCCTTAAATTGTTGCTGGTGTGCCTTTAACTAAAATAGTTACTGCACCTGTGCCTGTTATGAATACTTTGTTTTTAGTAGTTCCGTCAATGTATGCTTCTGCATCTACACCTGATGCGGTAATAAATGCGTGGACATAATCTATTTGTGTGAAGTCATCAAATATAATCCAGTCTTTAGTTGTTACAATTGTTGCAGTATAAACTCCTTCAACTGAACCCCTACCTGGCTTTGATGCACCACCTGCTATTGAACCTGAAACAAATGTTTCTGTTTTTTCTGCTGCTGCTGCCATTTCTAATCACCTATTTATCTGTATATTATTTCTCCAGATACTGTTCCTGTTGTTGCACTTGTTAAAGTTACAACCTTGCCACTTACTGTGTGGGTTTCCCAAGCACCTGTTGCGTCTATCTTAATTGAAGTTACTAAAACTAACTCGTCAATACCTACAAATGTAAGGGTATCATTCTGTGCTGCTTTAGTCTTTGCTTTAAAATAACCTTTCTTGTCGCCGTTCTTATTAGAACCGATTTGTGCGATTTTAACTACTGTTGTATTAACATTTGCTGCTGCCATAATAAATTCCTCCAAATTTATCCTCGCTAATTTAAAAGGGGATTAACCCTTCTAAACTGCTAAATTACAAATCTAACTTAAATTTGTAATACTTGAGTTGAATGTTGGTGCTCTACAGATTAAAGTTATATATTGCTTGATAGCAAACTTTTGAGAGTCGTTTGTGATACCAAATTCAAAGTAAGTTGGTTCTTGTAATGTTCTAATTTCCCAAACTGAACTATCTATGAAATAAATACTTTTACTTCCTGTAGTATTAGTTAAATATTGACTTGGGTATATTTCTATAGCTCCTGTCATACCTAACCAGTTGATTGCAACAGTTCCGTATTCTGTTACTTTCATACTTGATTGGATTATCTTTTTATCAGATAAGATTCCTTGGATATCTCTGAATGTTGCTGAGTCACAAAGTGCCATATCTGGTCTTCCTGAATCGTCAAATGCATATTGGATAGCTTCGTTAACCATATCTTCTGTTAAAGTTAAACCTGTTGCATCATATGTATTTATAGTTGACATTGTTTGTACTAATCCATTAAATTCTGTACCATTAGGGTTGATTGCATAAGCTGAAGTTGTAGCATTTCCGTTAATTAAAACTGCTTCTTCCATTTCTGCAAGTTCTCTCATTTTAATGAAAACTTCTGTTTGTTTAATATTTTGTGCAAATTGACTTATGATATTAGCTGATGTATTACCATCACCTTGCATATCAGAACCTACTAATGTATAACCTGGAATTGCTGCAAGAGCTTGTCCTGTTACTCTTCCAACTGCATATTCGTATTTAATAGCAACTGATACTCTGTCGTAAGTTGTGTTTGTTTCAGTAAGATTAGCATCTTCAACTGCGAAGAAAGCTCCACCCTTTGATGTTATTACATTAAAGTCTGCTGTTCTTCCTTGGTTTGTTACTCTTCTTAATTTGTTTTTAAATGGAGTAAATTTTCTTGTTCTATCTACTAAAACACCATCAACATAAACAGGGGACATTGCATAACCAGCAGTTCCTGCTCCACCAGATGTAGAGGTTGTTGCTTTTAAGATTGCATTATACACTGGATGGTCGTTGAATAATAAAGTTTTGATTGATTTTAATTTTGCTAAATTCTCTTCTTTATTTACTGTTGGATCGTAAACAATTGAACCTTCAGGTAAATTCATAAAAGAATCTTGATAACTTGTTGTTGTTTTTCTCATTTCTTATCACCTTTTATTTTTAAATTAAATCTATAGCATTATATTCTTTCATACTTGTATTTTCAAAAGAACCAAGCATTTTAGATTTGTCTGCTACTAATGATTTTTTAATTGGTTGGGATTCTATTTTCTCTAACCTCTCGGCTACAGCTTTTAATTCAGTTTTTAACTCTGAATTATAAGTATTTAATTGCTCTAAATTACTCTTTAGAGTTGTTATTTCTGATTTTAAAGTTGTTAAAGCAGATTTAAGTTCAGGAACTTCTTCTTTATTTTCTTCTTTATCTTCTTTTTCATCAGATACTTCTTCTTGATGTTCAAGAGATTTCTTTACACTATCAGACTCACCACATTTTTTTAAGAATGCTTTTTTGTCTTCGTCGTTTTCAAGTGCATCATATTCTTTCTTTTGCTCATCAGTAAGTTTATCATATTCCATTAAATCACCTTTTTTATCTTGTATTAATGATTTTAAAACAGGACTCATTAAAGCATTTGGGTTTGCTGGGGTTCCTGTCATTGTTACATTAATAAGTTTTATTTTATCAATTAAATTAACCCACTCGTTGTTAATCTTTTTAGTTATTGTAGTTATTGCTTTTACTGCAACAGAAAAACCATTTAAAAAACCTTCTTCTATGTTCTTCCAAATAGTATTAAAATCAGGGTGGTTTCTATTAATTTCTGCTTTGACCCAAACACCTTTATCTCTTAACTCTGAATCAATTATCTTCATTTCTGGAATGATTAAGCTACCAGAAGCATCTCTTACTTTAGGCATTGATAAAGCTTTTCCATTATCATCGTAAAATATCATATGCTCAACATCACCAGTTATATAACCACCACTTTTAATGATAGTCTGTATTTGGTTATGCAAGTCTTTTTGTGCATTTTCAGTTAAAACTTCATTAGCTAAGTCTATGTCAGTTGTTGATATATAACCTTGAACATAATATCTCTTATCAGATTTAAGAGTTATAATTTCAGGTTGAATCTCTGTATAATAAACTGCTTCTATGTTATTCATATCTTATCATATATTATATGTGTTTTTTTGTTTATAAATTTGTATTAATTTTCTATGAAATAAATTGTATCGGTTCTACAATTTGGGTGAAAAGGAGAGGTTAATTGTCTTACTTCTCCTGCAGGGTCAATAAATTCTTTTTCAATAGCTATAGCATTGTCCTTTGTGTATTTTGCACCAAGTCTACGGCATAAAGGAGAAGTCCTATCATCACTTACTATTTGTAGGTATTTCTTAACCTCATAACCTCTTTTCTTAGCTTCAACAGCAGTTACATAATTACCTACAGCATAAGCTCTGGCAGATTCGGTTCTTGCTATCATTTGTGCTCTTGCTTGTGTTGTATCAAATATAGCTTTTATCTCTTTTACCATCATTTGTTTATTGCCTGAAATCATATTCCTTGAAATTGTATCTCTTAATTTATTTGCTAAGTCGGTGTTCATTTCTTGGATTAGATTAAAATTGTATTCTTTTAAGAAGCTTAATACTCTTGGATTGATTGTATCAAAGTTTATATTTATCATACTCTCTACATTATCAACACCTAAATAGAAGTATTTAGTAATCTCTTGCATTGTAGTCTCATAGATAATAGCAGTAATACCTGCATCTTTAATCAACTGCTCTATTCTCTTTGCAAGTTCTATGTCTGCCATTAACCCACCAACTCGATTATTTGTTTCTCTAAGTCTTTATAGTTACTCATTAGCTTCTTTTCTAGTTCTGTTTTTATTGGAACATCATCGTCTAAAGACTTTTTAATTAATTTATCTTGATCATCATTGTCTGGCTTTTGGAATAGCTTACCGTCTTTCTCTGGGCTTCTCTCTTCATTAGACACATCGTCTTTATTAGCTTGATTATCGTTCTTGTCCATATTAGAAGCCATATTGCTATCAAATCCTTGACCGAACTGTCCAGCCATTGCCATTGATTTAGGCTTGTCGTATTCCTCGCCCTCAATTGGTTCCATATTATCCTTTTGTCTAATCTCGTTTAAAGTCCAAGTGGTATTAAGTAACTTCTCGTTAAGTTCTGCTTTCCTGAACTCCGACTCAATATCATAATCATCAAACTTAAACTGAACAGACTTTGTTGGGTCTAATTCCCATACTAATTGTGTATTGAAATGATACTCTAATAATTTGAAAATTGGAGCAAGTGCTTTTCTTTTAAAAATTCTTGATTGCTCATTTGCAATACTTCTGTTTGAAGAATCGGTTGCACCCATCTCATCTGGAGTTACACCAAATACTGACCATACTAATTGTTGATACCATTTTTGTTGTTCTAACATTTGCATATCTTTAGCTTTAAAACTAAAATCAACATAGCTTATCTCTTTAGGGGAGATTGGAACATTAAAGAATTTCTTAACATTATTACCATACATATCTTGTTGTTGTGTGTGTGTTTGGAAATGTTGTCTTGTAGCATCAATTTGGTCTTTGTTTGCATCTAACATTACAAGCATACCTGTTGGGATGTTGTTATTTGCATACATATCTAAATTTACTTGAGACCCATATAATAATATAAGTAATATATTGTATAAAACTTGGATTGGTGAAGTTCCATAAATTGAGTCTGTGTTATCATTAGCCATTATATATATTAGCTCTTTCTTACCAAAAGGCACTGGCCAGATACCCCCTGTCCAGTTATATTGGAAGTAACCTGCTTGTTCTTTAAGATAATTTGTATAATAGTGTGCTATGGCTTCTTGGTTTTGCTGTAAAGTATTAAAGTCTATTACTGGGATATAGTCTATTCTATTCCCTAAATAACCGTGCTCATCAGGATTTAATAATATAGTTGAACCGTCTACTGTGTATAATTGAGTTAATTCGCCTCTTCTATTATATACTTTTTCTATAACACCAGCATCTAACTCAAAAATATCCCTACAAACACCTCTTAAGATGGCTCTAAAAGACTGGTTGTTACCATTAGGATTATAGAAGAAATCTTTTATCTTCTTAACTTTATCTTCTACTTCGTCTTCTTTAAAGCCTTCGTTTGCTACAATATCCCATTTGGATGCAGATATTTCATCAAGTAAAGTCTTGATCACAGAGAATACAAAAGGGGTTTTTGCAAGTCTTCTACAATTAAGTAAGTCAATGTCTCTTCTTGGAAATCCAAAAGGTGGTTTATAAATATAATAAGGAACAAATCTTTTAATGTAACCATTATTTTGGATAGATGCGACTGCAACATTAGATTCTTCGTCCTTTGGATTTACATCTATCTTCTCTTGTCCTTGAACAATAGTAGGTTCTGTCTTTAAAACAGTTTCTTTAACTCTACTCTTTATTACATCATCTTTACTTTCTAAAATCATTTCTTATCACTTTAAATAACAAATCCAGTTGCTAAGTATATTATAAATCCTGCAAAAGATAAAATTGCAGTTACTTTAAGAGTTATTATTGCTATGTCCTTAGAGGTTACTTCAAGCTTTTTATCTTGCTCTTTGTTTTCTTGCTTTAAACTCTCAATTATCTTATTAACATCAGATTCCCAAGTTTCTAATGAACTAACTCTACCATTAGTTCTTGTGGTTTGAATTCTTATTTCTTCTAGCTTGGATGTTAAATTGTCAATTTTAATATTAGTTTCTTTAATGTTCTCATTGACAACTCCGATGTGCCTATCAATAAGCTCATATAAGTCTTTGTATGAAATTCTTTCTTTATCCATTGTTATAACCTCTAAATTTTTCATAATTCACCTTTAGTTGCTTGAGAACCCCACATCCTCGTTGTCTAC